TTTCAAGACCATTATTTATTGACGCACCATTAGGTGCATCCGATGAAGATAAGTTACGCATATATAATAATCTTAAAAAAGGAATAACTGACGCTCAACTTGAACTTGCTGATTATGGAAGAGGCAGTAAAAGAAAATTTGAAGATAACGAGTCAGAAAAGCTTCAAAGTTTATTTTCAAAAGGATTAGGCTTGTCTGATCCATCAGAGTTTAGTATGACGGAGGGGTTGGGTTTTAAGGATAGGTTTAATTTATCTTTCTTACCTACTGAAACAGACAAACTACAATTTTTGCAGAAAAAATTTGGTAGAGAAAATGTAACAGCTATAGAATTTAGAGGGAAACCATCTTTAGTTTTCAAAGATCCAGAAGACGAAAAGTTTAAATTGGTTGATGAATACGGAGCATCTTTGTCGGATTTCTTTGCAGATACAGCAAGTGAAGCCGCACCAATTGTTGCAAGTGCTGGTATATTAGCCGCACCTTTTACTGGCGGTGCATCTCTTCTTGCTACTGCGGCATTAACATCTACAGCCTATGTAGGAACAAAAGCTTTTCAAGATATTGCGGCTAGGGGGTTAGCTGGAGATGACATTGAATTAGGGGATATAACAAAAAGAAGGTTGGTTGATTTGGCTTTTCAAGCACCTATTGACTTAGCTACATTAAAAGCAGGTAGGTTGATTAGTGGTTTAATTCCGAAGGATGCAGGAGGATTGGTAGCCAAGGAAATGCAAAGAATTAGGGAATTGGGATTTAAAGTTCCAAAGCAAATCACATCAAGTGCTAGGGATAAAATATCTACAGCTCAAACTGTAGCTTCAAAAAGACCAGATGGAGCATTAGCCAAGAATGTTTTTGGATACAACCGAGAGCTGGCTTCAAAGAAAATTAAAGAATTGTTCAGCGGAGATTTAGAAGGATCCGTCATAAACAAATATAGATCTTTTATTGACTCTACCCAGAACCAATACAAAAGAATAAAAGATAGCTTAAGGGATGTTAGAAATTCTAAAACAAGTGTTTCTGGTAGAGCATTAAATACTACTGAAAAACAAATTGAAAGAGATGTTACGAGGAATGTAAACAACTCAATAAGATCAAAAACAGATAGATTGTCGGCACTTGAGGATCAAGGATTAAACCCTGTTGAGGGTGGTTTTGCTATACAAAGAAAGGTTTTTGATAATCTATTTAAGATAAACAAAACAAAAAATTCATTGTACGCATCCGTTGAAGACTTGATGCAGGGTGTGTCAGTTCCATTAGGCAGTCTTCGGAGATCATTAATGTCTACACTTAAAAAAATTGATGATCCAAATTTAAACAACCAAATATTATCATCTATAAGACCTACTGGTACAACCAGAATGCTTATAACTAGTATTGATGAGTTACCTAATCAATCAATTTCTAATATTACATATAAGCAACTAGACAATATGGTAAAAGCAATTGACGACAAATTGCCATACGGAAATGCTGGAAAACTAAACTTGGGGGAAGAAAAGGTTGCGGCATTGCAACAATTAAGAACATCTTTAGATGCCTTGAGATCTAGAACAATATTAAAGGCAGGTGGTACTGAGGCTAAAAGAGCTTACACAAAAGCCAACAATTACTTTAAACAAACAGTTCTACCCTTTAGGCAAAGATTTGACGATGTTGTAAATTTGCAAGACGGTCAAAACTTGAACAAAATATTAAAGCAATTTGATGATTTTTCTAATGGAACAAGAAAAACACCACCCAAAGTAATATTCTCAAAAGATGGCAGTAAAGTTATAAATGAAGCTTTCGATACCCCAGAAAAATTAGCTAGGCTTGCGGATCAAATAGGTTCTGATTCTATATTGAGATCAACCTTAAGAAAGAAATGGTTAGAAAGCAAAAAAATACAAGCAAATACTCCCAGTAAAGGTTTTCAAATAACTGACAAAGACAAAGAAATAATAAAAATACTTTGGAATAAAAGTAAAGTAAAAGATTTTGAGATAGTTTCTAGGCAGTTAGCAAACAAGAAGGGTATTATTGACTTTAAGACAAACAGATTGTTTAGGGAATTAAGCGAGCCCTTTGAGGCTAGTAAGGCTAGTGATTTGGCTAAGTTGGTTAGGCAAGAATTAGAGCTTTCAAGTCAATTAGATTTCTTTGATAGGGATTTACTGGGATTAATTGTTAAAGGAAACGCCCCAATCCCAGAATCTGTCGGTGGATTTTCTAAAATAATTCTAGGGTTTGATCAATCTAAAAAACTTACAAGTTCAACGGTTGATGACTTCGTTAACGCTATAGGTGGTAGAAATTCAGTAGCTGGGATGGAGCTTCAAGAAGCTATGTTTGCCGAACTAATCAAAAGATCCAACGCAAGGGGAACATCAAAAACAATACAAGAAGGTACTCTTACTAAAGAGTTGTGGGATCCATTAGATCTAAATAAACTCTTAACTGAAAACAAATCAATACTTCAAGCTACTTGGGGTAAGGAAAAGTTAAATAAGTTAATTGAGTTTAATAATGCAATGGCTCAATTCAGCGTCAAAAAACTTACAAAGGCTCAAGCAAAAGATGTTCGTGTTGGAACTGCGATAAGTGCAAACGCCAGAATGAGTCTTTTCCTTACTGCTATTCCTGACGCTGTATCAACAAGATTAAAATCTGCTTTATGGAGTGCTGATGCTTTTAATTGGATGGAAAGACCCATTGTATCAACGGTTAAGGGTTCATTAAATGCAAGCGAGACTTTTGCAAAACTTCTTGAAGGTAGAATCAAGTTAATAATGTCCACAGAAAAAGGCATTCAAAGCATGTTTGGATCATCTGATAGTGACCCATTGTTTGACGGATACTTGTCCAAGGAGTACATGAAATACCTAGAGGAAGCCGATCTTAGCGATTTAAACCAGACGCAAGAGCCAGCTCCAATGCAATAAAAAACCCTACCCCCTAAAGGGCAGGGCTAACAAGGAATCAAACGGAGAGTAAGAAACAACTCTCTGCCGTGGATTACTCCTACGGCTTACCTTGTTAAATTTATAGTAGTAATTGTATTGCGTTTGTCAATAGGGGGGTACCCCTTTTTTTTGACCTTTTTCCATTCTTTTGCTCTCTTGGAGTTTTTCCATCCGTTTTTATCTATTCCCCATCCAGATATACTACCTATCTTGTGATACTGGCATAACTCTTTTCGTATTATTTTTCCAAGCTTTGATGCTTCTCTAATCTGTATTGAAACGGAGCAATTATATTTGTCGTTGAGTAATTCTATAAACCCTTTGGGGGTTATGTTCATAATCTCTCTAAGATTTTTAGTAATACTTTTAAAATGCTTAGATGGTCTTCTTCCTTTTCCTTTGTTAGACATTATTCGAACCTCCCTATGCAATGATAAAACCTAAACAGAGAACCAATGTCCCTTTCCCCTTCTCTATTCTTGGCAATCTTGTAGACCATCTCAGTATAGTCCCCTTTATGATCCCTGCTCTTTGATGACTCAAAGTCCCCTTGAGAGGGGTATATAAGTACAACTACATCCGCATCATTCTCAATGTCCCCAGAATCCTTTAAATCGTACAGGCTAAGACCAGTATCCCTTTTAGCTCCCTCACGGTTGACTTGGGCTAGAAGAATTATCCCTACATCCAGTTCAAGGGCTAGTTGCTTAACACGATGAGATATGGTTGATATGCCTTCCGTCTTACTCATTCTCTTGGAATCAAATGGTATCAGTTGCAGGTAATCTATAACCAGTAGCTTAACGCCAAAGTTCTTGACCATCTTCCTAGCTTGTGACGCTAGATCATCTGCACTCTTTACATGGTGAGATGTAAATATAGGTAGATCAGATAGCTTGCTAGTAAACTCCTTGAACAGTACAGCCCTTTGCTGACCATCTGCTGTAGCGTCAATGGTGGTATAATTAATTCCAGATAAAGTCTGTGCCATACGCTTTGTAAGCTGTTTCTTGGGCATCTCAAGCGAAAATATACCTACCCCCTTCTTTTGCCTGTAAGAGGCACTCAGAGCTATGTTAAGGGCTAGAGCTGACTTGCCGCAAGAGGTTGGGGCGGCTACCGTGACCACTTCCCCACTAGCTATACCCCCACTACCCAACATATCGTCTAATCTGCCTATATTAGTGGTTATCACATCCAATAGGCACTCTCCCCTTAGTTTAGCCTCAATCTCCGCATCTAGCTCATCTGAGGCTGAAGAAAGGCATAACTCTTCGGAGTTGTACTTTGACCTTTCTTCTAAGTCACTCTGAATCTGCAAAGATATATCGCTTGATTCAATTGATTCTGATTCAGCTCTCTCCCTAGCTAATCTACATATCCGTATAATCTTTCTTAGATTTGATTTTTCCGCAATTGTATTAGCACAGTACAGAAAGTCTAGTGGAGTTGTAATGTTGTCCATTACATACATTAGACCAGTTGCTCCACCTATTTCATCAACTCCATTAACAGTCTTTAACTGCTCCATCATTGATGTTTCGTTTAACGGTCTTTCGTCCGAAGAAATCTTTTTTATGCAATCAAACAGTATCTTGTTCTTGTGAACATAGAAATCGTCCGAGTCCAGAATTTGGCTGATGCTATCGTAGTGAGTGGAGTCACCTGCATCTATACAAGTGGCTATAACCTTTTGTTCAGCCTCTTCATTGCTTGGTATCTTTGCTTCCCTTGTCTCTATCATTTTCGTTTTGTGTTTCTTTTATTTGTTTAATAATCTGTTCAAGAGATTTTAAGTATATCTTTATTTCCCTTTTGTCGGCTGATTCGTTAGCCTTGGACAAAATCCTTAAAGCCATACTAGTTAACTCTTCTATTATATATTTCATTTTAAGAAAAAAAAGGACGCACCAGATTTACTGGATACGCCCTTGTCCCTATACTATAAATTTAGAACGGTTCGCTATCGTTAACTGGAACACTTGGCTCCTTTATCGTTATCGAAGATGATAGGCTTGGTTGCTTTTCATCTGGGGCATAGTTCAAAGCTAGACTTAGCATGGGCTGACCATTCTTTGTTTGCTTCTTCCATCCGTTTATGTAGTACAGACCTGCTTTATCGACAGTAATTTTGCCGTTGTAGTCTGGGTGGGTTTCCTTCTCTTTGCGGTCGTTAATAAACAATCCGCCACTATTTATGTATGTTGTATCACTCATAATTAAAAATCTAATTGTGGTTTTGCTTTTGGAGAAGCCTCCTTGCCATGCGTATTAGTAGCATCTGGATCCTTTGTATCGTCAATAGCAAACAACCCATTAAGGGCATATTTCCTAGCGTATGAACTAGCTGACCCAGTTATTTGGGCATCGTCCATTCCTTTTTTGGTCTCAGCTTCCCTAGCAAATCCTTGTACTTGTATAGAGTAATCTGATTCTGATTCAGCTAGTACTGCCGTGGCTTTTACATATACTCTTCCCTCTACCCCAACAATGTCGTCAGAGATTACTAGAGTACATCCGTTGGAACTAAGCAATGGTTTTACTGCTGTTAATATGTCTTCAGCGGATCGGTAACTGTACCCTCCGAACTTGTTTGTTTGCCCCTTTGGAGCCTTAAGAGATGCTTGTATCCCTTGGAGTTTTGTATGTATGGTTTTGTTTTTTGTTTCGTTATTCATATTTGGTTTTTGTTAGTTTACGAAAAAGTTTTGAACGGTGGTTAGAGTTACTGCACTCATTTAGTTCTTCTTTAGTCGCCCCTATGTCAACCAAAGTGTCAACTTGTTCTTCACTTGTCAATCTATTTTTAAATCTTTTTGTCAATTGGTTGAGCCCAACATGGTGTAACTGGTTGGTATTAGAATGCTTTAGATAGAATGAAATGCACTCCAATGAAGTGGGGAGTTTTCTTTTTTCTCCCTTACACATTCCAAGATAAAAATTCTCTATCTTACCTATTAAGCTGTTTGCTTGCCTAGATATTACGCCCCTTACAAATCCAGTTTGGTGGTCGTGATCAACCACCCAATCATCCGTCTTTATGTTTAGTATAGGACAACGGGAGGGCTTATTCTCCTCCCTATATTCTTTAATCTTTCTCTGCGACAGATAAGGCATCACTAAGTAGTTGTTTTAAGTTACGCTTCTCTTCTGACAAGCTTTTTCTCTGCTCATTGTAACGCTCAATTTTATGCGAAAGAACTCTGGATTCTGTTCGGATCATTTCTATCCTAGTTTGGATACGCTCTATGTCTGATGTTATATTACTCATTGTCTATTTTTGTGATTGATAAAATTTTGCCAGTACCCCCTCTTTTAAAAACACATAGTCCATCTTTCTCTGGTCTTTTTTTTAGTATTGTTGCAAGAGCCTTGTTTTGATCCTTAGCCCACTTTGATGTTGAGCCGACATAACTATCGTCCATGTCATCTCTGCTGTAACTTATTATGTATTTGTTCACTACGCATATCCTGCTGTATCCATTATGGTTCCGTAAAAATTCTCATAAAGTCTATTTGAAGTCATCCTTTTCTTGTGCCTAGCTTTGGCTCTGTGAACGGCTTCTCTTGTGATTGTTAGGGTTTTACTAATTTCGTCCTCTGTTTTAAGCAAGCCCCTATACAAAATATTTATGTATAAGTCCCTAGCCATTACGATTCCCTTTTTTCGGCAATGCCCTTGAATCATTTTTAGTGGTACCCCTGTTTCTTCTGATACTAGTTTTAGTATTCCGTAATTATATCTTATCATTATTTTACTTTTGGTTGCATTCTTTTGTTCCAATAAATTTTACTAGCGTATTTAGCATTCTGTATACCCCACTCCATCTCTTCTTGAGTCCATACCCTGTGGTGATGCCCCATTGTATCGCAATCAATTATTACTGACCTACAAGAAGGCAAGTAATCAAGCTTGTGGTTCTTCATAATCATGTAGCTTTCAATGGCTAACTGCTCGCAGTCCTTTGCGTAGGTCTTAGCCTTTCCCTTAGTGTTTGTTCTGCACTTGTAATCAGCTAAGAAAAGCTTCTCCTCTTCATCGTACCCAATAAAATCAATTGACCCTGCAATCTTGATTCTGTTATTGCATACAAGTTTCTCACAGGCAATTGGCTTTATGTTGTTTTCAATGACCCAATTATAAAAAGGGGTACCCCATTCGTCGTAGTCATAGTTATGTGGAAGATCTCTGGGCTGGTCATATATCAGCGAGTTAATCATGTCTTCAATTGTTTCGTGAACAGATGTTCCGAACTCCGAAGAAGATATTGTGTCACCAGTTTCTGGGTGAGTCCTAGTCCCATATGTTAGCCTCTCTATCTCCTGCCAACAGCTCCCCTTGCCCTGCAGGGTTAACTCATACATCATTCTTGGCTTATATATTGAGTCCAAAAATTCATCTTTGACTATCCCCAAAACTGTGGTGACGCTTGGGTATATCTTTTTGCTTTTCTTTTTGGCTTGAAAGGGGGTACCCACATTTTCGTCAAATTCTGGGTTTATTAAATCTTCGCAGTTGTAAAAATGAGCCATAGTTATGTTTTGCTTATGAATAAGTGTTGTATTGATTTTAAATCGGTGGGTTTAATTTTGGTGAGCAAGTCCTTTCTGCCGAACTTAGTCCTTGAGTAGAGCTTATACAGACAATCCTTTGGGCTATCTACCATTGTTTTCTCCGTGAGCCTCTCTACTAGCTCAATTAAATCTTCCTTCTTCACGAGTATGTAATAGTTCTCTCGCTCAAAAGCAAAGTGAGTTGACTTACCGTATAGCCACCCTTCGTAGCCGCCAACATTCTTTAGTTCAATCCATATGGTTTCTGAGTCCTTTACACTCTTTACATCTACATTGAATTTTACCCTGCACTCGTAGTCAATGTGATCTAGCTCTTCATCTATGTCAGTCTTCCTAACAAAACCATTGAAGAAAAGTTTTATGCAGTCCTTGAATCCAACTTCCGCCCTTTCTCCGTTCTTGCGGTTTTTGCCGCTTTTGTCGAACTTATTCTGATAGCCGTTGACTGGCATTATAGCTCTTCTAAATCCATAATATATTCAATGGCGTGCTTTAATGAGTTGTAGTTAATGCCATCGCAAGGCACTTCTGCTATGGGAAAAAAAGAACCCTCCCTGTGTATCTGACAAGAATCCACTTTTCCATCTATGTTTGCCTCCCAAGTATGAGTCAACTTTTTATCGGCAAAGAATCTTAGAATGTCTTCATCCTTTCGGCACAATGTTTTATTGTTTTCAACTACTTGTATAGCTGAAACTATTTCTTCCTGTAGGTAGTCAGTACCATCAAGGGCAAGCTCACTCGCTTGGTGTTCTAGTTCCTTCATTACGCTGTAAGCGTTATCTTTTGTTATGTCCATGATTTAGTTATTCCCAGATTTCTCACACTTGTCAACAAAAATATTTATTTATAAAAAATATGCTGACCTATCTTAATTGTTATTGTCATTGATTCAGCCCAATAAGGGTTAACATAATCAGCGTGATAATGATCAGCACCATTTGTTAAGTTAGTCCTTTCGCCCTTAACTATTCTCAAAGCCTTTTCATAGCGTGGGTGAGATTGTGCTTTGATTATAAGACCCTCCGTGTTTCCGCTATTCCAACAGCTAAACTGCCAAGGCTGTAAGCATACCTCTGTTGGCGTTATACTGCGTTTAATGGATCGGTTGTGAATAACCTCATTAACCGCCTCCATAGCCCCTTCAGCGTACTCTCCGCCTGCTTCTAATATCAATGTACTAGCAACGATTGCGTAGTCCTCAGCAAGGAGTCCTAGAGGAGCCATGACCAACAATAATATTTTTATTCTTTTATCCATTTTGCTTCTCCTCCTTTTCCCTGTATGTAACTAAGTCCTGTATAGCCCATTCAATGTTATCCCAACTAATGCCATGACAGGCATCGTGATTGTGTTCAACTGTAAGCAAAACATCATCGGCTTCTTCGGTTGTTAATTTAACTCCCATTTCTTTGGCGGTTTCAAGCACATCTTCCGTGCACCATGTTATATGTATTTCCATTTTATTTCTTTCTATTTGGTTTTTTTTCTTGACTTGCGTTTTTGGGGTACCTATTCCTTAAGGAACCCTCCTTTAAGTTATCAATACCATAAGGTTCTTCTTTCTTTTCTAAAAAAAAGAAAGGGTTACCTTAAGGTATGTATTCTGGAATCATTGATTTAATCAATTTCAAATCTTCCATAGTTAGTTTTAGTGGATCAACTTCAATTGGATCTTCTTCGCTATTAACCCAACTTGGTGTGTGGATATTTAAAATGGAGAAGTCCAACAATGGGTGTTCTTTCCATTTTTCCGTTACCGTTTGATCTCCCATTTCGCTCGTGCACTCGCAGTCCTCTTCACCATAGATCACCTCTAATTCAATGTCCATATCCGTGTAATGGGGCTGTAGCTTCACAGCGAATAGTTCAACTATCTCAACATAAACTTCATCGTCGCTAAACATCTAACTTCTCCCTTTCGAGTTCTTGATGTTTGTTCGTTGCGTACTCAATGGTACAAAGCAAGTTAATCTCCTGCTGTACCATCTCCGTATTGATTTGCTTAGTAGATATCAAGTGATCAAACACTTGCTGTCTTTCTTTATCGGTGGGCTCTGGAACATCTCCAAACGCCTTTAACAAGGTATCGCATCTCTTGATGTAATCCTTGGTGTATTGCTTGTACTGTTTTATTGTTTCTTGGTATTTCATATGACCCTTGTTATACCAGAAAACCAGAGCATTGCAAGTCTTTTGTTATCATTTGTTTATAAAAGATTTTATGGGGTACCCCCCTTTTTTAATTTTATGATGGCACAAAAAAGCCCCACCATTTCTGGTGAGGCTGAATTTTATGCTTTTGACCAATAGCCGTAAACCATCTTCTGGGAAGAATCCCAGATGTCATGTGGTTCGCCATCAATGACTACCACAAAATGGTGGGCTTGTCTGGCGATAACCTTGCCGTTTAGATCACGGCACTTGGCTTTCCTACCAGACATTTTTGGGGCAGGAAACCACTTGTAGCCGTAACGCTTCAAGACATGGAAGTACACTTGCTTGTGTAATCCATTTCTGGCTGACTTGGCAAAGCCAAAGTCCTTGTTCGCTTGGGCAAGCTCCTTGTAAGCTTGCTTGTAATCTAAGCCCTCTGCTATTGCAAGGGCTCTTACTCCACAGTCGCCACAAGTTCCCTTGTAGCTAGAAGCGGTGCGACCGCCATCGTTATATACATAACTCATTTCTTAACTTTCGTTAGAGGTTATTGTTGAGAAGGAACATGAAACTTTTTCAAGCTTCAACTACTATTATAC